AGAGGATAAGGAAGCCAAGATAACTCTTTGTAAATTTCTACGCCAAAATTTATATTTTACTACTTATTTGCTAACAGGTATTAAACTAGCGCCTTATCAGGAAATCACTCTGAAAGGAATGTTTAATAGAAATTTTAACATGTGCGTTTGGGGCCGTGGTTGCTCGAAATCTTTTATAGCTAGCGTTTATTGCGTATTGCAGTGTGTATTTGAGCCTAATACAAAAATTTTAATAGCTGGGCCTACTTTTCGTACCGCAAGAGCCATTTTTAATAATATAGAAAAGATGTCCGAGACTAAAGGCGCAGAATTATTGATGCAAGCTTTCGGCGCTAAAAGTAAAAGAAATGATTTATACGAATGGGATATAAATGGCGGGTCAATCAGGGCTATTCCTCTAAGCGGCGAAAAGATCCGCGGTTTTCGCGCGAACATTCTTGTGCTTGACGAGTTCTTGCTTCTTCCAGAGGAAATTATCAAAAATGTATTGATGCCATTCCTTGTTGCCCCGCAAGACATGACAAGACGTATTAATATTCGTGAAATGGAAGACTTGCTCATTGCAGAAGGCAAGATGAAAGAGGAAGACAGAATGGTTTTTGTAAATAACTCTAAGATGATAGCTTTGTCTTCTGCTAGTTATACATTCGAAAACTTATATAAGACTTATCAAGAGTGGATCACAAAAATTACTTCTCCAGAAAAAGAAGAGTCTAGTTATTTCGTTTCTCAGCTAGGGTATGAGGCTCTACCGCCAGAGATGATAGACAAAACAATTATCGAAGAAGCCCAAGGTGGAGGATCATCTCACTCGTCATTTCTCAGAGAGTACTGCGCTCAATTTACTGATGGTTCAGACAGTTATTTTAGCGCAAAAAAAATGGAGCTATGCACTCTTAAAGATGAGTATCCTCACACTTTAGTAAAAGGGACTAGTAGCAAGAAGTATATTGTTGGTATAGACCCTAACATGAGCGATAGCCCAAATGCAGACTATTTCGCTATAGCAGTAATGGAGTTAGATGAGGAGACTGGAGTTGGAATTCTTGTGCATACTTACGCTGGCCTTGGGAATTTAAATAATCATGTTAAGTATTTTTCTTATATCATGACTTATTTTAATGTCGTTATGATAATGTGCGACAATGCCGGTGCAGATATTTTTATTGATACATGCAACCAGTCGGAGATATTTAAAGCTGCAAAAATAAATATAAAAACTCTTAATTTCAATTCAGAAGCCGAAGGCCAAGATCTCGAAATGGAATTACGAAACGCTAAGTCTCAATATAATTTATCTGATCATAGAATAGCTTTTAATCAAGTCTTTACGTCTAACTTCATAAGAAAAGGCAATGAATATCTGCAGGCTTGCATAGATTATAAGAAAGTGCTATTTGCTTCTAGGGTTTGCTCTAATGATAAGTTTTTTGATAATGTTATTGGCGTCTCTCTTCCTAAAGATTTAATATTTACAGGAGATAAAGCTGATTGGAGCAATTTAGATTTCATAGAGAATCAAGATGACTACATCTATCAAACTAAAAAGCAGTGCGCTCTAGTAGAGTACACGACCACCTCTAGAGGAATGCAAAATTTTGATCTACCTCAGCATTTGAAAAGAGGATCTTCAACAACAAGAGCTAGAAAAGATAATTATTCTGCGTTTATGTTGGCAAATTGGGGCGTTAAATACTATAACGAAATAATGAAACAAACTGCAGAAATTAATACATTTACATTTACTCCAGTAATGTTTTAGTGTAACTTTATAATAGCATGGCTAATTTGATTAGAAGAAAGCAGGTAGATCAGCCAGAGTTTTCTGGATTTATTGTAGAGGTGGGGGATGATAATTACTATCCCTTGTCTTCTAATCCGGAAGGGTATGTTGATGCAGCAGCATTGAGCTCTGCGACAGGCACATTAAATTCTATTATTAACAGCACCTCTGGAATTTTAGACACGAATATCCAAAATTCTGGAGCTGCTGCAAATTCTTTCTCCAATAGCATAAGTGGAGCTCTTTCGACTCGCCTTCTTGACACTGGAAATTACTTGCTAGCAGAAATAAATTACTTTAGCGGTTACACTATTTCATTAAGCGGGGCCTTGAATAGCGATATTGTTTCTGCTAGCGGAAGCGTCAGCACAAAGGTTGATGTAGCAAGCGGATCTTTAAAATCTTATACAGATACAGTTTCTGGGTCGCTTAATAATCAAATTGCAACTGGATCTAGCGCCACAAATGTAAATAATATAGCTAGTGGAAACAATTTTAATTTTAGTGGTACAAAAACTTTTGTATCTCCTATAACCGCACAAAGAATAAATATTAGCGGCTCTACTACCCCAACCAACATCTCTCTTGTGGCGTCTTCTGGGGTCGTATCTATAGTCGGAAACGCTGGCACTTTTGTTAGCTACTTTGAAACGGGAGCAAACGCTTCTTTGTTCGCCGTGACTGACTCTAATGGATTGCCAATGATAGAATTGTTCGATGACTATACTTTGATTTTAGGACATTCCAACAAGACGTCTATCCTTCTTAGCGGATTGTCTGTATACGTGTTGCTGCCGAGTTTGCCAAATCAAACACAAACAGGAAGCCTTCCTTCGGGAGTCGTTTTTAGAAGCGGAAACCATTTAATGATTATATAACATGAGAAAGCCAAAGATTCAAGAAGTCAAACCAATGATGACTGCTTACGCAGCTTCTGCCGACAACACGCCCCTGAGGGCTCGCAGAAATATTGCTGGAGACATCGAAAGAACAGAGAGATTCTACAATATTGATTATGGTCTAGTGCCATTTAAATATTCTAATAGCATCCAAAATAAAAGTAGTCTTAATATTAGAGACGCTGTGATTCTGTGCCAAAAGGCTTATTACAATTTCTCTTCTTTTAGGAATGTTATTGATCTTATGACAGAGTTTTCTTCTAGTAAGATTTATTTTACTGGAGGCAATAAGAAGGCTAGAGATTTTCTAGAGGCTTTATTTGTAAAAATTAATATCGATAACTTTGTAGACAAGTTCTTCAGAGAGTATTATCGGTCTGGCAATGTTTTTATTTATAGATTCGATTACAAAGTCAATCCTGAAGACGTAGCTAAAATAACTCAAGTATTTGGTTCAGAGTCTATCTCTGCTGCTGCCAAATTAGAGCTGCCATCTAAGTACATGATTTTAAATCCAGCCGATATCCAATACGGTGGGAATATTTCATTTGTTGGCGGTAATTATTATAAAATTCTTACAGATTACGAACTACAAAGACTGCGCAATCCAACCACTGACGAAGATAGAGAAGTATTAAAAAGCTTAAACGAAAACAACAAACTAAACTTACAAAAGAAAACTTTTTCTGGGGCTGGGGCTTTTATTACAATTCCTTTAGATACAGAGCAAGTGTCTGCTGTATTTTATAAGAAGCAAGATTACGAACCGTTCTCTGTTCCTATGGGATTTCCAGTATTGGAAGATATTAACTGGAAGCAGGAAATGAAAAAAATGGACATGGCCCTCACAAGGACAACTCAACAAGCTGTTCTTTTGATTACTATGGGTTCTGAGTTAAAAAGCGGCGCTTTAAATATTAACCAAAAAAATATTGAGGCAATGCAAGCTCTTTTCCAAAATCAATCAGTAGGAAAAGTTTTAGTTTCTGACTTTACTACAAAAGCTCAATTTATTATTCCTGACATTGCTAGTATTCTTGATCCTAAAAAATATGAAGTAGTAAACACAGATATCCAACAGGGTTTAAATAATATTTTAATTGGGGACGAGAAGTTTTCAAGTTCTAGCATCAAATCAAATATTTTCTTTCAAAGGTTGCAGCAAGGGAGACAAGCTTTCTTGAATGACTTTATGATTCCAGAAGTAAAGAGGCTTTGCAAAAATTTAGGTTTTAAAAACTTTCCTACTCCTCATTTCCAAGAAATAGATATCCAAGACGCTTCAGTTTGGAACAGAGTTTCTGCTCAGTTAGTGCAACTCGGCGTTTTGACTGCGGAAGAAGGCTTGCAGGCAATAGAGACTGGAAGACTACCAGACCCAGAAGAGTCTTTAGAATCTCAAAGGAGGTTCAAAACGTTTAAAGATGAAGGTCTCTACGCTCCAGTTGCTACAGGAGGGTCTGCCGCTGGCGCTTCGAATACCGGAAGGCCTCAGGGGTCAAGCTCTCCCCAATCTAGTAAAAAAATATCTCCTAGCGGAGGCGTTAAAAAGGCTCCGGCCATCGCTTCTTATTCAATGAAAGCAATATCTCAAACTTTTAAAGAATATGAAATACTTTCTGCTAAAGTAGAAGAGTTTCTTAAAAATAAACACAAGAAAAAATCTTTGACTAAAGAGCAAAAATCTATATCAGAGCAAATAGCTAAAAACATTATAATTAACGAAGAAAAAAGCAATTGGGACTATTCTATAAAAGCTTATAGCGAAGGCGAGAAGCAAGATGATCCAAAGAAAATGGTTAAACTATTAGAGCTAGCAGAAGAGCATAATGTTGACATTTTCTCGGCAGCTTTGTTAAATCTAAGTCAGAATCTTAGAGAAAAAGTGTAATATTTAGTAATATCGCAAAATGGATTTTGAAATGAAAAATAAAAATTTTGAAAAAGTTCTTAATCGGAACGAGTTTTGCCTTGATTTTCTCGATCAAAATGTTGCGAGCGAAATGGCCTCGGACGAGATGGTGTCGGGCCAACTAAGCGTAGAGATAGAAGCTAAGAGACCTGGCCGCAAAGGAGCCGCTCAAACCCCGTCGGCACCATCAGAAAGAAAAAGCGGGTCTTCTAAAAATAAGCCGGGTTCTGCTGGGCAAAAATCAGATAATGCTATTTCTTTTTCTAATAAAGTTATAGAAGCTTTAAAAAACAAAGTAAAAGACCACAACGCTAAGCAGTCTAGAAAAGTAACCTTATCTCAATTAAAAAAAGTTTATCGCAGAGGAGCCGGGGCATTCAGTTCTAGTCACAGACCAGGAATGACAAGAGGCCAATGGGCCATGGCAAGAGTAAACATGTTTCTAAGAATGATGGCTGGCGGAAAAGTGAAAGATTCTTATAGAAAAGCTGATCAAGATGTTTCAAAAGCTTTCGTAAGGGTCATTGATGTTTCTGATTCTTGGGAGCCGGAAGATCAAGATTTAACTCAGGCTTCTTTGGACGTTTTAGAAATCGGAGAGTTTGATTTCGACAACGTGGACGAGCTTTATTTGGACGAGGACGCAACTTCGGAAAAATGGTACGAAATTTAATTATGGACTTTTTATATAATACAACATTTAGTTCTGTTCTAAGACCTTTGGTTTCAGAAGAGAAGGATAAGTATTTAGCGTTGGCATCTTTAATGCAAGTTGGGAGTTTTATTCCTGATATTAATACAGAGAAGAATGTTGATTTATTGCCTGTCGCTTTTAATGCCGCTGTTGTGAACAGAGTCAACAAAAATGGTGACGTTATAGATACTGATACTGCTATTGCTTCTTATAAAAACTTTATTAATAAACCAATTAATATCGAACACAATAGAGAAAGAATTGTTGGAGTAATTTTAACCGCTGGCTTTAGTGAGTTTGGATCAGACGCTTCGCTTTCGGAAGAAGAAGTGAAAGATTTTAAAAAACCGTTTAATATAACCCTTGGTGGGGTAATTTGGAAGATCTCTAATCCTGATCTCGCTGATAAGATTGAAGACTCTAGCGATGCCAGTAGTGATAAATATCAATCAGTAAGCGCAAGCTGGGAGCTCGGGTTTAACGATTACAATGTCGTTATGATTGATGGAGAATCTAAAAATATAGAAGACGGCTCTATTATTTCTGACGCAAGTGAAATTGAGTCTATCAAAAACAGCCTTAAAGCTTTCGGAGGATCAGGCAAAATAGACCAAAGAAAATCTGTTTATAGAAAAGTTATTGGTAACGTTGTTCCTTTAGGAGTCGGCTTAACAGAGACTCCTGCGGCTGATGTAAAAGGCATCGCGACACTAAAATCAGAGGCCTCTATAGAAATTAAAGAAGAAAATATTTCCAATATTGATAATTTAAATGTAAATATAGATAACGATAATAAAGATATGAAAATTCAAAGCATCAAAGATATTACTGATGAGAGTTTGAAGCAAGCAACTGCTTCTCAAATTTCTGATCTTATTGAGCAAGAACTTAAACTAGCTTCTGAAAAATATGCCGCTGAAAAAACGACTGTCGAACAGTCCTTGAAAGCCGCTAATGAAAAGTATGATACTTTATCAGTTGCTCAAGACTCTCTTCAGAAAGAGATTGCTGCTCTTAGAGCTTCACTCGAAGTTGTCGAGTCTGAGAATAAGGCTATTTTGGCCAATGAGAAATTCAATGAGAGAATGAACGCTTTCGACAGCGAATACGACCTAGATAGCGAGACTAGACAAGTTCTAGCTTCTGATATCGCTGGTCTTGATGACGATTCTTTCGCCGCTTATAAAAATAAGATGGCAGTCTTCATGAAGACCAAGAAAAAGGGAGACAAAGAGAAGATGAGCGAGAAGATGGATAAGGAAGATGACTCCAAGGAGTCTAAGGCTTCTGCTGCTGAGGTCATCGACCAAGCAGCCGCGAATGGCGAAAAGAAGACCACCGTTATTCCTTCCACTTCTACTGCTTCTGACGATTCCCTATTCAATAAATACAAACA